TCTTGTAATTTTTTTATAGCATAAGGATTTTTTCTTTGTTTATTCTTCGTCATTGTAATTCTGTATATTTCTGGTTTATCATTTCTGGTATTTATTGAAGTTGAATATCCTATACTTGCGGCCAACCAACAAATGTGAGAAGCACTTATTTGATTTTTTTGATCAATTCTTACATAACCATTAATGTCTTTATCACCATCAGCGTCGTATAATCCATTAAAGAATGCTTTACGAATATTTAATGGACTATTCAAAATTTCAATAGGAATTATTTTACACTTATTATAATACAGTTTTTTTCTGTATTTTTTTACAAACTCAGAAATTGAACCATATATTTTACATTTTGGCACTAATTTATAAACGCCAGAACTTTCTAACGTCGGTAATATAACCCAATCAAAATTAGGATAAACTATTTTACATAATTCTAGATATTTATTTATTAAAATTGTGGATGCATTGTTTAAACCCCATGATTTTTTTTTACCAGATTTACAATCATAACTTCCACAACTTCCATCACCATAAAAGAAACCCATTATTTGAGCTTCTTTTTCTTTAAAAATCATTTCACTATCTGATAAATTAATGCTAATATTATTTGAAATATTAGGCAGGATGTGATGTAATAATTCAGTACCAATTTCAACATTTTTTGGTGTAATTTCTTCGCCATTTTTTAATATCAATGAATGATCGTCTGTTACATCAACTAAACCTGTATGTGTAAGAACACGAACCATTCTTTTATGAGGAGCTAAAGTATGACGAATTATTCTATGTAACTTTGTCCATCCTTTTTCTGTCCATGTTTCAATATCATTCAATTCACAAAATTCCTTTTCTTGTTTACCTTCTTCAGTACAAATAACCCATTTATTATTACCATATTTTTCGGCAAGATTTTCAATTGTAACGATATCAACTACATCATTATTTTTAATATAAACAGGAGTATAATTGGCTACACTGTCGCCATATATATACTCTGCTTTTGTCAATACAGGCCCGTGATCTTTTGTATTACAAACTGCGTCTCCATAACATTCTTCGATAATTTTCTTTGCATACGTCAACAAAAGTCTACCTGTTGCAGTAGTACAAGCAGCAATATCTTTCTCATAAAACGTACTTGTTTTTGCACCACATTGTCCATACAATGAGTTGGCAGTTACTTTGTATCCCAATTGCCTTTTATCTAAAACATTTTTCATAAATTCGTCACTTTCTTGTGGGATCAATTTACGCGTCGTTTTTCTGGCTACTAAAAGCTCTTCTAAAATAGAAGGCATAATCGCTTTTCCTTCGGGGAACTGAGCAAACCTACATGTTTTCATACCTGACTTCACTTTTTCTGCTGCAGCTTTTGCTGACTTACGAATATATTTAAATGTGTCATATGTAATATTTACATATTCATAACCAGGTAAATTGTCATATATAAAAACGCCATTTTCATCTTTTTCACCCCATTCATCAACTAGATTTCCTGCTAAGTCATATTCTCTTGTCCATACTTTACTATCGTGCGATAGATTTTCACTAATCATCGAACTGGGATATAGTGAAGCATAGTCAACGCATGCAACTGGATTATCTAAATACAAATCACATTTTGGATCCAAAACAATAGCTCCTTCGTAACCTTCTTCTAAGTCTCCTTTTTCCATTACAGGAATTAATGTCCGTTTTTCACGGCATTTTTTAGCAACATAACTCGTGAGTTTGATACCTTGTCCCCGCATTACCAAGAAATTAATAGGAACGCTACAAATTTTCGCCATTTCAATAAAACCAGTCAATACATCTGCTTTGTTGAACAGATAATGTACCAAGTTACAATCTTGTATACAGTATTTTGCAATTACAGATCTATCGTGTGCAGTACCATTCGTCATTCTAAAAATATCTTTAGGTGTTACATCATCCTTTGCTAAACACCAACGAACTTTCTTTTTCATATCTGGATTTACAATACCATCAATTTTGAATTTACCTTCTTCTTTGTTTATAGAAGTCACTTTGAATTTTGCACCGTCGTCGTAATAGTCAACTGAATGACCAATTTCTTCTAAATGAATAAAACTACCCTCCAAAAGGCCTGTCAGGTTTGTTGTTTTAATTTCAGTCTTGAATGAATAGTGTTCAAAACTTTTAATATAGTCTCCAATAAAATGACCAGCAACATAATCTAATTTATACGACGTTAGATTTTCTTCACGGCGGAAGAAATTATACAAGTCAACTTGTAACCGTCCATTCATTTTGATAAATTTTAAGTCATGTTGACCACTTGCAATTTGAATACTAGTTTCTTCTATTTTTATTTTTTGTGTATCTTTGTCTTTTGTACCACAAACTTCATCGCTGTTTCGCGATAGTTTCAAAAATTCACTTACACAACCTGTTTCTTCAGCACGTCGAAACATGAACTCATAATCAAAACCAAATATATTATATCCAATAACAATATCCGGATTTTCTCGTTGAACCAATTGTTGCCAAGCTAATAAAACTTCACGCTCGGTTTGATATGTCTCAACTACGCTATTTTGAATAGGCATGTCACTGCAGCTATTCAAAACAATACAATGATTTTTGTGTGGTTCTTGTTCTCCATAATTCATAAAGGTCGAACCTATAAAGGTTACTTTGTCCCCCTCTAATTTTGGAAAACATGAACTCAATGCTAAATTCAGTTCGTAGAGTTTATTATCTCGTTCAAAAGTTTTATCACACAAAATGTCTACAATGGTCGCCTGTTTATCATTGTATTTTTTTACGTAATTGGGTTTTTTATAATATCCAACTGCATCATCATCTTCCTCATCTTGTGCCATTTTTTCAAATAAACTTTCTATTGTCGTAAGATCTGATACACCAGCTACATTGTTTGCAGTGCGGACCTTGGTTTCTAGCCATTTTTCGCACATGGTCACGACATCTTCTTGCGATTTTGGTACTGTTTTTGGATACACCAAATCTATGGTCGGCATATTTTCATATCCGAACGCAGCTAGTATGATACGCCGTAAAATATTTTTGCACAACTCTTTTGTCATTTCCATTTTCAAATTTTCAAAATATTCTACAATGTTGGTGGCTAATTTCTTGTAGGATTTGATTGGAACGGGAAATTCGCCGTGACTACTGCTTGCTTCAATATCAAAACTCATGATTTTGTATGGAACACGAGTTTCTTTGTCATTCAAAGGAATTATATTTTTATAATTTATGGTGAATTCGTAGTCACAAGTCGTTTTTTTACTGTTTTTGTCAATTATTTCAACTGTTTTCTTTTTCGGTAAAGCAATCCAACCTGAAGGACTGATGTCTTTAATGTGAAATAAACGCAACAGAGGTGGAATATTTGCTTCATATAATTTTATGTTTGTATTTTCAAATTCATAACCATCTTTTAATAGTTCGTGTCCACTAACGTAATCAGTATACCATAAATTTTTGACCTTGTTGTAAGCAGCAATACTTTTAAATTCAAACTTGATAAATTTGTGTTCTTTTCCTCCGTCAAAACCATATAATTTTTTACGTTTTATAATAATACATTCTGTAATTGAGTCCTGATAATATTTTCCTATTTTTGTTTTGATATGATTTAAAAAGCACTCCTTCGTGTATGTATTCCATTTATCATTCACCATGACATAAAAGAATGGTTTGAAGTCTTCGACCTGAATAGAACAGGTTTCACCTTTTTCATTTAAACCAAACATTTGGATCATGAATATTGATTTATCTTTTTTTACATTTGTTTTTTTTTGTTTTAAATCGTCTTCACTACTGTCATCTTGATTTGTATTTGTATCATTGTACACGTTGAAATCAAAAATTCTAAAGAGATGTTCCATTTCTAATTTTAGAATATATTTATAGTAATTATTAATATATGTTTATTATGTTTTGTAGTATTCATTTTTATTTTATATTAGTAATCAAACAATATAAAATTAAACTATTATAATATTATTATTATAAATGAGTAAAACTCCTGTTATTGCTGTCGCTGTATTTGATAATGGAAAAATTAAAGGAACCGTACATTTTATTGAAAACTTACAAAAAAACAATGTAACTATTGATATTGAGATTACTGGATTAAAGAAAAATTCACATCATGGTTTTCATGTTCACGAAGCAGGCGATTTGACTGATCAATGTACAAGTATGTGTGCACACTTTAATCCATATCACAAAAATCATGGTTGTCCTGGAATGAAAGAGAGACATGTTGGTGATTTGGGTAATTTGGTAACAAATTCTAAAGGTGAAGCTGTATACAAAATGGTGGATGATGTGATCAAGTTGAGAGGAACAAAATCGAACATAATCGGACGTGGATTAATTATTCATGCCGATCCAGACGATTGTGGGCAAGGCGGTCAGCCCGATAGTTTGACAACAGGACATGCTGGGAAAAGAATAGCATGTGCTGTTATTGGATATGCGAAGGAATATTTCGATTAAGAAAGTATAACAGTTCTTCTTATTGAATCTTTATCAAATATAATTTTAACATTTTTATATCCTGCAAATTTACCACTTGCACCCGTAACGGTATAGTTGACATACTCAACTACCGCTGACTGATCATTTCCACTATCAATATAATTTGCAGTCGCAGTTATCATATTTGATACATTTTCACGTTGGTATGGTTTACTTATAATAGTTACTGTACCTAAATAAGTACTAGGTAATCCTACGTTGTCATTTGGAGGTATACGAAATCCTGTAAAATTTAAAATATCTGTAGTAGGAGTTGTAAAATCATATTTACACATATACCGATTTGAAATATTTTTAAAACTTGATACTCCATTTATTTCTGCTGTTTCTTTAATATAACCCGAGTTTAGTTTGTCAGTTCCAGGTACTATACGAGTATAGTACAGGGTTAGAGGTTCTTTAGGTGGTGCCATTATTGTACATATAATAAAGAAAAAAAATCAAGGATTTTATGAAATGTCTAAAATTACGCGCGTTTTTCTAAAGTCTTCGCTTGCGCATTTTTCTAGTTTTTCCACCTTTCCCACCTTTTCTACCATATTTACAGTGTTGTTTTTGAGAAAACCCTTTTGGGTGCCGACAATTAATACTTCGTTTGTATTTTAACGACCATTTACCCCCGCGCATTCTATGCATATGTCTGTCATTTTTAATATGATGTTCTATCCATTCTACAAATGAATCGACCGATCGATTTTTTTCACTGATATCACTATCTTCATAATCTTCTGAATGGTTTCCTTTTTTACATATATGTTGCATAGTAGGAAAACCCTTGGGTTGATTTTTAATGTATTTCAAGTCATTCAAAACATCCTGGTCAACATCTACGATAACAATATTGTTGTTATTTTTGTGTTTACGTGCTAAAACATTTTCCAATTTTTTCCATTCTGGACGTGTTGCATTACAAGGCCCGCAACCTTCCATGTAAAATAAAACAAACATATGTTTCCCATTTTTTATATGTTTATTGAACATGTCTGTATTTTTGGTTGTAGGGTCAATATGTAAGAAAATCATTATGAGTTTATTATATTATAATTATATAATTATCTGGAAATATATAATATTATATAAAATTATATATATATTATATATGACATTAACAACATTATTATTTATCATTGTTTTTTTATTAGGAATTTATTTTTATGCAAAAACCAGCGACCCTAAATATTCCGAAGGTTTAACAAATAATACAACATCTGGGACACGGTGTCCTAATATGTTAATTCAAAAAGGCTCGCGATTTTATCTATACAATTCCAAATTAGCACAAGTCCCAGGTGTCAACCCTGTCGAATTCGACAATTTAGAAGATTATACCGAGTTTTTGGATTGGCAAAGAAGTCAAGGCATTCGTTGTCCAGTTCTTTACCTTCAACATAGTTATGATGCTCAAGGAAATCCAGTTTATAAAGTACGTCCGAGTGTTTCTGAACCACAAGGAGGACTGCCTCCTATGATTAGCAATCCTAGTACTCAAGGAAATATGCCTTCAGGAATTGGTAGTTCTAGCGGCGATTTAATCACCGAACAAGCAGATGATACGAATGTCGCTTTGGCTCCCAACCCTACACTTTTAGTCGATGCAACGAGAAACGATCCACCTTATAATGTAAACTCATATCCAGCATTTGATCAAAGTTCTTATTATGTAGGCACGACAACACCTTTGGACGAAATGAATGTGAAAGCAGAAAATATGTTGTACAGTCCAGATGCAATGGATGCAAATTGGGGTGGTGCTGCATATACACAGTCGCTTGTTGATAAAGGTTACTATAATGCAAATCAAGTTTCTATATATGTTAATTAAAAATAGTTTTATCATAATAAAATTAATTTTAT